CTGCGGGTAAGTTAACCACGGAACAACGCAATGCCGCTGCAATCGCAGACAGTCAAGTACCAAATAGAGAAGATCCTAAATGGGCTGAAACATACAACACACAACTGATGCGTTTGACCGCTAAAGAACGCAAGACTCAAGTTGTTGGCGTAGCTGAAGGAACTAAAGCACCTGTTTACGAAGACGATCAAGGTCAGTTTACTTATGTTAAAGGAGCAGACGGTAAACAAACTCGTCAGCCTTACTATGGTGCTGTTGATCGAACTACTGCTAAAGTTAGTGCAACTGCTGTTACTAAAGGACAAGAGGCTTTTTCTGAAAAGATGGGCGAATTAGATGCTAAACGAGTGTCTGACGCGCTTTCGGCACGTGACAATGCTTTTGCCACTGTACGGTCATTAAATCAGTTAGCTAATCTTGACGACCAAGGTTTAATTAGCGGTTCTTTTGCAACAGGTCGAGTAGGTGTAACAAACCTTCTCAATACATTAGGTTTGGCTTCTCCAGCGGATCAAGCACGTCTTGCTTCGTCTCAAAACTATCAGAAGGTAGCAGGAGATGTTATTCTTGGTGTTCTGGGCGGTAAGCTTGGCGCTGGTTTCTCTAACGAAGATCGTAAGTTCATTGAAGGTCTTGTACCGCAACTTGAGACAAGTCCTATGGCTCGTCGTCAGCTTATTAACTTTATGACCCGTAAGAACATGGATATTGCTGAAGAAGCAACTAGACTTGAAACTTATGCTCGTGATAAAAACGGACTTAAAGGTTTTACACCTAAGATTCCTTTAGGCTCTAATGTTCCTGCTACCTCAATGTCAGCGGACGATTTAGCCAAGGCTGCTGGCGGTAAGATTGTAAACGGTAAGTTTGTACCGAATAAGTAAGGAAAGAATATGGCAGAAATTTCTCAACAGCAAGCACTGGAAGAACTTAAAAAGCGTGGACTCGTTGTTTCAAGTGAGTCTGTGCTTGAAGAAAAAGGTACAAATTTTGAAGAGTTCAAAAAGAGTGCTAAAAGTTTGTTAAAAGGATCTGCCAAAGGCATCATCGATATTGTTGGTGGATGGGGAAACCTTTATGATTATTTACGTAGAAGCCCTAATCCATCAGCTTTGTCGTCTACTGGAATCTTAAAAGGAATCCGAGACTTAGGTGGGCCAGATCTTCAACAAATTAGTGGATACAGAGGAGCGTTTGAATTTGGACAATCCGCTGCCCCTGCAACAGCCTTGTCAGCAGCTGGTTTACCGGGATTATTTGGTCGTAGCCCACTGGGACTGGCTGGTGAGTTTGGCGTAGCAGGCACGACTGGCGTAGTTGCTCAACAAGTAGCCCCAGATAGTCCTTTTGCTCAATTAGCTATTCAAGCATCGCCTTATGCTGTTCGTGGTGGTATTATGGGTGCTCGTAGTGCTTTAACACAGCCATCAGGACAAGTTCCTGCGAATGTGGATGAGCTACTTCGTGTAGGTAGAATGACACCCGGAGAGGCAACTGGAAGCAGGGTGCAACTGGCAAAAGAAGCACGTACTGAAGCAGCGCCTCGAATTGAAGCACGGGGAGCAGAATTTAGACAGGCTCAAGCCCGTGATGTTGAGTCTTTTTTAGATTCTCTTTTTAAACGCTCATCTTCTCAGGCCAGAGGCGCTGAAGAAGCAACTCAAGCAACTGTTAATGCGTTTACTAACTATGGTAAAGCTTTGACAAGTCAGCTTAGGTCTCAAGCGTCACGAGATTTTGGAGCTGCTAAAGCGTCTGGAGGTAAAATAGATACAACACCTGTTGTTACTATTGTTTCTGAGCAATTAGCAAAAATTCCACCAGAAGTGGCGTCTTTGGCTCCTGTACGTAATGCGCTTCAAAGAATTATTGATGAGTATTCTATCCCTGCTCAAGAAGCTAAGATTACTCCATCAACTATCTTAGGCCCAACAGGAGAACCTGCCGCTGTTACTGTAACTCCGGCTGTTCCTGCTGGATTGCGAGAGATCAGTATTGATCGTCTTCAAAAGAACTTATCGGCTTGGGGTGAGGCTGTTTATTCAGGTAAGGCTGATTTTGGTAAGGGAAATATCTTTGAAGGTGTTGCGCCCGGACAAGTTAAGGGAATTGCTTTAAACGTTCTTCGTGGTTTTAGGAATGCTTTAGATCAAGCCTCAACTGAAGGTGTAGCAGGCGCTGATAAGTTGATTAAAGCTCGTGATAACTTTAAAGCAAACTTGGCTAAAATTGAAGAATATTCAGAGCGTCCTATTACCAAGGCTTTCGATGTAGAACGAGCAACTGATTTAACTGCTGAAACAGCGTTGAACAGACTAGTAAAAGCAACGCCTTCAGAGCGTAAGTTTTTAGTGGAAGTTCTTCAAAATAACCCTGACGGGGCTGCTATCTTTGATTCTGTTAGACGACAGCAGTTTGAAACTGTTCTTAATAAAGCAAGGACAGCTAAGGCAGGCGCAGCAGAAGGAGATCCTTTATTTGACATACAAACTGCTTTAACTGAGCTGAGTAAAAAAGAAGGTGACTTTGACTTTTTATTCGGAGCTACAAAAGCAGGGACACCAGCAGGAGCTACAAAAGCTGATGCTTTATTGGCTATTCAATATATGCGGAAAGTCTTGAAGAGTGAAACTGCTGGTGCGGGTAGTGGCTTGAAAGGTGGGGATGTCTATTCAACTACACGGGGTTTCGGTGGAACAGGTCAACAGTCTAACTTAGCTAAAGAAATTGTTTTTCTTATGCGAGATATTGTGGCTAATCCTAATGCTTTTGCTGATGTTATCTTTAATCCAGATACTGTAAAAGTTATGAAAGAAGCTCAAACAGCTCCGACTGTTAAGAAACTAACCAATGTTGTGACTCGCTTAGGCGATACAGCGGCTAAGTTTACTCCTCGTGTTGGGCCAATGGTGGAGACTACTGCACCTATGGACACAACAGCGCCAGCCCCTCAACAAGCTACTGAGATTTCTCCAGAAGACGCCTTGCGTCAATTAAAAATGATGGGCATTGAGGTGGAGCAATAAAGGATGTTAGCAGAACTAGCCGCCGCCAACGCTGCTTTTGCTGTTATCAAAGAGGCCGTAAACAACGGCGGTGACTTGGTTGCCGCTGGTTCCAAGCTTGGGGAATACTTTGGTCTCCGTACTAAACTATCCAAGAAGGCTGGTAACAAAGGAAGCAATAGCGAAGAGTTCTGGGCTTTAGAGAGTCTCAGGAAACAAGAAAAACAACTCAAGCAGCTAATGATATACCAAGGGAGGGCTGGTCTATGGGAAGACTGGCTCAAGTATCAGGCTCAAAAGAAACGTGAACAGGATGAAGAGAATAAACAAGAGGAACTGAAAGCTATCCGCAGACAGGAACTCTTGTATAATTCTGTTGTTGGCATATTAGTAGCTCTTATCGGAGCATCCGGTGTAGGTGTCTTAGTGCTTATGGCTATCTATCTCTTAAAAGAAAGAATGTAATAAAATGTTATCGCTTATTTCAACATTAGGTGGTCTACTCATCTCGGGTCTACCTAACCTACTTAACTACTTTCAAAACAAAGCAGACCAAAAGCATGAGCGTGAGTTAGCTAAGGTTCAAGCTGAGAAGGAGCTTGCATTGGCTGCTCAAGGCTTTGCTGCTCAAGCTAAGATTGAAGAGATCCGTACTGAGCAGGTAGCTATGCAGACCAACGCTCAACTGGCTGAATCTGAAGCTAAGATGACCGCAGGTGCTCAGGAGCATGACAAGGCTGTACTGGCTAAGGCAGCTAGTTGGGTATCAAGCTATGTCGGAACTGTTCGTCCTACAGTAACTTATATCTTCGTCATTGAATTGGTTTTAATTAACCTCTTCTTGACATATTATCTCTTTAAGCATCCCGGCCTGATTACTTCAGTTGCAGACGTTATTGCCTATTCTGACATCATCTTCAGTGCTGATGAGATGTCTATGTTAGGCGGTATCATTGGTTTCTGGTTTGGTAGCCGTGGATGGGCTAAGAAATGAAACTAAGCAAAGTTGGTGCTGATCTTATGCACCGCTTTGAAGGATTTAGAACTAAGCCGTATCTGTGTCCTGCTCATATCTGGACTATCGGATACGGTGAAGTGCTCTATCAGGATCAGATCAGACTTCCTGTCATTCGTAAGGAAGGCTATACTGGGATGATCCGTAAAGAGTACCCTTTAAAGCCTGAGCATAACCGAGTATGGAGTAAGGATGAGATTGAAGAATTATTCGCAAAGAGTGTCCGAAGCTTTGAGTCTGGTGTTCTTAGACTTGCTCCCAATCTTGCTGGTCATCAAGGTGCATTTGACGCTTGTGTCTCATTTGCCTTCAATGCTGGACTAGGTAACTTCCAACGTAGCACTATCCGACAAAAGATCCTGCGTAAGGACTGGGAAGGTGCTGCTGAAGCTTTCATGGTTTGGGTCAAAGGAGGCGGTGTAGTTCTCCCCGGACTTGTTAAACGCAGGGTAGCCGAGAAGGAACTATTCCTGAGTTCATTTAAGAATGATAAGGATGATGACGATGGCAACTGAGGATATATCACACGCAGAGATCTATGAGAGATTGTGCAAAGTAGAAGCTAAGGTAGATAAGGTAGCTAAAGACACAGAAGATGTTGTAGCTGCTTTCAAAGCTGCCTCCGGTGCTTTTACAGTACTTGAGTGGTTAGCCAAAGTAGCCAAACCCATGCTGTGGATAGGAGGCACTGTTGCTGCCTTCTTAGCTATGTTTCATAACTATAACGCGCCTAAGTAATTATACAAATAAGTAAGCCCCTTCAGAGTCTCCTCTGTCGGGGCTTTTTTTATACCTTTTTAGGTTTAGATCTAGAAGTCCTACGAGTAGATTCCCTCAGCAGGTACATCTGCCGCTTGAGCATCCTTTCACGGGCTTCATCAGCATTGAACCACCACTCTCTACCATTCTTCAACTCTTCCAATTCCTTGGGAGTCAAGAAGCCTGCATAGCAAATGTCTAGGAGTTTGTTGACTTGTTTTGTTGCGAAGTCTGTTTGTCCTTTGACATTCGGAACAGTGCCGATGCTGCCGTAATGAGCAGTGTGCAGCATGAATTCTGCACTGTCAGCAATGTAACACTCAGTAGCCATGCAAGCCAACATAGAAGCAGCGCTATAAGCTGAACCAATAACCGTAGCAGCCACATCGCCTTTACATCCTTTCATGGCCTCAATAATCTGCCAGATAGAGTCTGTACGACCTCCATTTGAGTTGATTAAGAAGTTAACCGTATCATTCTCACTACAAGTAGCTAGACAATGAATGACATCCCTATACATCGGTGGATCGCCAATGTCATCATCAATGAAGATGATATGAGCATTGAAGTTCTGTTGGATTGTACGGATCAAGCCATTCTGTTGCTGCTGCTGTCCCATCATCATCACAATCTCGTCATCTGCTGCTTTACCCATACGTCTTGATCTCCGTCAACTGAATTGTGATCCTATCTCCTTCGTTGTTTAAAGGAAACATAGGCATAGTTTTTTCAATAAGCTCTATAACTTTGTCTTCATTGACAACATACTTAGTTTCCAAAAGCTGATTCGGATGCTGATATATCACTAAAAACTTACGATTAACCATTGTTACCATCCTCATAGAAAGTCTTTGCAATGATGTAGTTCTTAACCAGTGAGCTTCGGACAATATCGTCAATGCCGAACTCAAACCTAGAGAACTCTTTCATGTTGTTAGCAATATCAAGGAACTTTAAGATACCTGACTTATCATCCTTCTTACGTAGGTCAGTCTGTCGATAATCACCACAGAAGATAATCTTTGACTTATCACCCACACGAGTAATGATTGTGTCCAGTTCCTCGAAGTTCATGTTCTGCATTTCGTCTACGATCAAGACACTGTGCATAAAGGTAGTGCCGCGAATGAAACTTGTAGATACAAACTCAATGTGTCCCTGTTCCACCAAGCGATCCCAAGCATCCTTTCGCTTAAACAAGTCTGAGCAAATCTGTCGGTAAGGCTGGACATATACATCCATCTTTTCATCAACATCTCCCGGTAGGAAACCCATATCACGACTTTGAACACTGCTACGGATAATAGTCACCTTGTTAAAGGGATTGTTACGATCCATGACCTCTTCCAAGGCCTTGTACAATGCAATGTATGTCTTACCTGTGCCAGCTACTCCGTGCAAAGCCATGAAGTAATCACCACGTTGATAAGCCTCAAAGAACTCTTTCTGTTTGTTTGTCTTGGGCCTAATGACTGTCATGTCATCAAGCTTCAACTTCAAACTATTTGACTGCTTCTCTTTTGCAGTCTCTTTTTTGTTAGGTACAGTAGTCAACAAATCCTCCTTGATTCACCAGTGTCGCCAAATGCCTGCCATAATGTGAATGCAAGTAATCATCTCGACTACCCGCATAGCAATCATAACCTTTTTGTTATTTATCATCGTCCTCGATGTACGGTACTGTCCGCACTGTTGGAAATTTACTCATAAACTCTTCTCGTGTGATGTCCCGACCAATCTTGACTTCTTGAAAAGCCTCCCCAGACTTAACTAGGGAGGCCTTCAGAGTCACACACGCTGGACAGTTATCCTTAGTGTAGACTCTTTTCATAATCAGATCTCACATCCATTCGCTGTACAAGCCAACGTCTGAGCACCTTCTACGTTGTCAGTGTTCTCAATGAACTTGTCCCAATCAATACCCTTGGGCATGATAGCCAACATCTCATTGTAACCTTTCTCGTCAAAGGACTCATAAGGAGCCTGTCGATATGTACCTCCGTCCATAGGCAGGAAGCTCACACCTGTGATCTCATCAAAGTTCTCCCAACACCATGCACCAACCTTAGGCCATTCGTGTTCAAGAACAGAAATAGTTACTGATGGCTTATGCTCACAGTAATGTCGCTGATATGTCAACCACAGACGCAAGTGCGTAATAGCATCCAAGTCCTCACGCAACACAGCACCTTCAGCAACCTTCATAGGGAAGCTAAACACTGTTGTACTCTCAGGCTTCATAAAGCAAGGCTCCGATGGGAATCCTTGAGCTTTTAGGAAGTCCGTCAAAGGATCTTTGTTGTCACTACGTACCCGACGAATGAAATACTGGGAATGCTGAGGGTGAATGCCACTAGCAGTGCTTGAAAGCTGGCTGACAGTGCCTTCCGGCTTAATAGCGGTAATAGCTGCACTACGGTTAATACCAATAGCATCAGCGTACTCAGCGTTAACACCAATAGCAACATTCTTCAAGTCCTCCAACAGAGCAGGCAAAGCAGCATCATCAGGGTTATTCAACAACTTGTTATCCAAGATACCAGTCATAGACACACCCAACAAACGCTCCTCTTCAGTGTTTGTTTGCCACACCTTACGCAGGTACGGAAAGTGAGTCATTGTCGATTGAAAAGTCCCAAGAATCGTTGCCATAGCAATCTTATCACGTAGTCGCTCCACAGTATCATCGCTACGAACAATAACAGAGGATAGATTACAAAATTGATAAGGACGGAGGATAATCTCAGAACAAGGATTAGTACCCCATTCTTGACCGATCTTGCGGCGTCCATTCTTGCCTGCTTGAAGTTCTGAAGCATAGCGATTAAAGATTCCGCGCTCTCCCGAATGACTCTCATAAATGCTACTCCACTCACGCATGAATTGACCAACATCAGGCTTGACATCGTACACTGCACTGTTGTTAGCCAGAGCACGTTGACCATTGCCATCCCACCAGTTACCTGCCTTAGCGTGAGCCATACGATCATCACCAAGGTCAGACAGACTAATCATAGCGGAACGGCGTACTCCACCCACCACAACGACCTCTCCAATTTTACAGAGAATGTCATGCGCTTCGAGGCTTGTAAGTTTACGACCACAGGCTCCCTTGAACTTTGATACCACGTATTTGAACAATTCGACCAAAGGCTCAGGCCCACTAGCTCTCCCCCCAAACGTCTTAAGTCGAGTTCCCGCAGGACGGACAGCTCCAACATCCCACTTAGGCGCTTCTCCAGCGTATAGCAAGGAGATAACTTGACGCAGTGCCTTTGCCCATCCCTCTTTGGAATCTTTAACGACCACCACAGTGTTGCTATCATACAGCTTCTCTGGAATTTCTGGCAACCGATTAACATACTTCTGCTCCACACTAAAGCCTACACCTGTACCACACAAGAGGATATACATAGCCTCATCGAATGCTTTAGGATCATCAATAGGCAAGTATGAGCAGTTGTAGCCTGCAATGTTCTGTCGCTCAAGAGCATCACCTGCTGTCATGATAGACCGCATAGATGGCACTACATCCAGATTGACTACCGCTGTCTCAAGCTTCTTACGCAAGGAATCCTCAAAAACATAGCTATGCTTGTCCTTCAGGTGCTTCTGCATGAAGTCAAAGTATCGCTTAACAGTCTCGTGCCAGTGCTCACGGCGACCTTGATCGTCCAGATACCGTGCATAGCGGCTCTTGGCGATATATTCATTATACGGTGTCATTTTAAAAGTCATTCAGCATCCTCTTTAATTTATCTATGTTATCTTCAATTCTATCCTCGAAAGCTTCGATGAGTTCATCACTGTGAATATCCAGTATCTCCAGCAATGTTACCTCATCGAAGTTCGATAGACGCTCTTTCAGTTCTTCAAGCGTCAGGTTTGCCATCTTGTTTATCGATTTCCCTCTGTAAGTACCAGAGTGCCTTCTTCAAGTCTTCCACGGGCTTACCCTTGTGCTTGTGTCGTGCAATGTACTTAACAGCGTTAGCAAGTCGGAAGTTTAACTGCCAATCCTCGATAACGTCAATCACCTCAAACTTACCACTGGTGTAGTGCTTAGGTGAGTTAACAACATCTTCCTTAACCACTGCCTTCCATGTTTTCTGTTCGTTGAATGCATCCTCAGCATCCCACCTACGAATGGCAATGGTGTCAGGCTGATTGATGTAGATGTTACGATTCACATACTTGCTATACCCTTCACAAGTATTGCAAGGCCAAGCTTCTTTAGGACTTTCCATGTAGAAGCAACTGTTACACTTATGTTCTTGTACCATATTTCCTCTCCAGATACTCAATGCTCAGGAACAACTCATCAAAGTGACCATCATTGACTTCATTCATTACCAGCAAACCTCGCCAGTGACGATTAGACAACTGATCCATATAAGATTCATCATGCAGATAATAACTGCCAGCAATGATAGCACAAATAGGTTTGCCATCAGCGCGTTTTCCGTAAGCGACTTGTTTGCCTTGTTGATGTCCAGCCACGCAAGACATATGAAGCTTGTTGATAATAGCAGAAGCAGTACCAGCAGGTCGCCCCATAGCGCCGACAGGCCAGTAATGGTTAAAGCCAACACCACCAATAAAGACGGGGCGAAGAAAAGGATAAACCTCCCAATCTTTCTCATACTCCAAATCCTTTGTAGAGATTAAACCTTCCAAGGTAGGATTATTGTTCACAGCCCTGTCGATACGATTCTCATGGTTGCCCAGAGTAAGTACCATACGAGGCTTATAAACCTTTTCCTTGTTCTTCTTCTGGCGGCTCTGGAGATCACGAAGAGGCTTCAACAGCATCTTCATGGCATCCTTAGCTACCTGAATGTCAGTCTTGTAACGCAATCCTTCAAAGTACTTAGAGCCTTTGATGTCATGACTAGACAGGCTAGGCATATCAGCGAAATCACCCAGATTAACGACAACATCAGGGCGATACTCACAGATAGCTTCTCCTGCCCACGCAAGGTGTTCAGTCGGTACACCGTCTTTAATCTGACAATCCGGCAGAACTAATATTCCCATCGTCTTCCTCGTCTACAAAATATTCACCAGTCCAAGGGTCAACGTAGTCAGTATACGTCTCATACATTATTGAAAGCCACTGTGGTTCTTTAATCCGAACCTTATCCATGATGCTGTATTGAAAGACTGATTCAAGGAATCGTACATAGTCGTTCATGCACTCCATCCATGTCACACCGGGAGTTTTAATTGTTTTCTCGTGAACTTTACCTTCAAAGTCGGTATAGCTAAAAGAATATGTCTGTTCAATTTCATCGCTCATCGCCAGATCCTCCAATAGTTAAACGTTCAGCCCTAGAAGCAAGCTTCTGAAGGTTCTTAGATGCAATGTCTGCCAAGCTCCAGCCCATCACAGTGGACAAACCTGCAAGCTGCCAGAACACATCTCCCATCTCCTTCTGAAGACCTTCTTCATCCAGAGCACCGTCACGAATCCACTTAGCATACTTACCTGCAACTTCACCAGCCTCCGAGGTCAGATTCGCTACCATGTAAGCAGGATTCTTTGCAGTTTCCAAGGCAGTCTCCCATGCCTTCTGTTGATAATCTTCAATCAGCATTCATCATCTCCATAACGTTTGGACACAGTTCAGTAAGTACCTTCTTACAAGCTTCTGCAACATCTCTATGCTCCTTCTGAGTGCTAGGATCAGTCCTGACTTCAATGTAGTGCAACCAACTACGCAGTGTACCATTCATGTACATCCTACTCATAGTCAACCCTTCAGGCAACAGCTTACGAGCTTGCTCCTTAGCAATGCCCTTCTCAAGTGCTGTTCGGTACATCAACTCAGCCTCACATTGTACACGAACCTGTGCAGCGTTCCACCAGTTATTCAAGTACAAGTCATCAGTCTCTAAACTGTTCTGACGATTCTTGTTGTCCTGTAAACGAGCTTCAGCTATTTTCCATTCAAAAGCTTGTGCATAACGCTGAGAGAACTCTTGGAAGCTAAAGCTACGATGGCGAAGAATCTGCCGAGCAATATCTCGTGTAGTCTCAATCTCCATACATACGTTAGCCATCTCAAAAGGTGACCAGTGCTTGTGCTTCATCAGGTACTTCAGCAGCTTGCCTGAAGTGGCATGATTGTTCTGATTCTCAGGGTTACTCACACGAGCACAATAAGCAACTGCCTCCTCAATGTTAGGGGTTGCCCATACCAAATTAACCTTCATTTTCATACACCTTTTGTCGTACCATCACAGCTCGATTACGGTATTCATTACACTGTCCTCGTAAATCCCACTTTTCTTGTAGATAAGAACTAGCAGACATACCCCAATCTTCAATATCTGCCGCAGCTTCATCTAACCAAGAAGCATATTCTAAAAGGTCTTGTTCAGAAATAGTTATCATTTAAGTTCTTCTCCTTCACAGGTCAACTTCTCACCTTCTTTGATAGCATTCTTGATAGCTTCAAGGATACCGTAAGAGAGAAGCTGGTTACGTTCCTCTTCAGTCAAGTCAAAACTGTAACAAGCTCCTCCGTCAGTATTCTCGTGTAACAGTGTAACCTGCATCTTTCACCTCATTCAAGAACTCTGCAAAGTCGCTATACACCATGAAGTAACGAAGGACTGTCAAGATAGCTGTGGCTGTCTCTACGTCCTTGAAGTCAAGACACATCAGATAGTCTTCCTTCAAACGCTCAACTACCAGAGCCTCCATCACATCGCTCCAAGCCTCTTTAACAGAAGGTTGGTCTAACAATTTAAAAATACTGTTCATCGTGTTCCTCGCTCATTTATCCACTCCTGCGGTATTTCTTTATCA